GGCGCACTTGCTAGTGTAATGAAAGATGCTGCCAGCGGGAGCTGCCAGGACCTGCTCAGGTGTGACGTCAGAGGGAATGAAAGGTAAGTGCCTTTCCCCATCTAGCAAAGGAAGCACGTACCTCTGTGCATAGCGAAACCAGTCCAACTTAATTAAATTACGAGGAAGTTCGATTGGACTTAAGTCTTGTTTTGATGCAAGATAGCGCTCTATTGAAAGTTGATCTTCAACAGAAACGCCCCACATCCGCTCCATAAGTAGTCTTGTGTTTATTAAGACAGGCGAGACACTAACAACTGAATTCGATGCATCGCGAATTCGTTGACGGTGATACTCGTCGAAAGCTCGGCTTTCTACTATCTGACGCACATCGGCCCCGCGCGTGACCCGGAGACCGTATTGAGCAAGTTCCTGGATTATAGGAGCTCCCGGAAATTGATGAGCAAGCGACAAGGCCTTGCAACGCAACAAAGCCCTAAGTTTTGATTGCCTGGCGTGGACATAACGGCTGTCTAACCACGAAAAATTCAACAGCACCTTACGTGGATCAGTGATGTTGACTTTATCGTCAGGATCAAAAACAATGCCGCAGAATGAAGCAGTATTAATGCTTGCATGTCTGTTTATTTTGATAACTAACCCTAGTTTCTCAAAATCGGCAGTCGTGGGGGGGGTTCCCACCATCCGGTTGATAGAATCATCACCCTCGACGGCGCACCTGATCTTGCGGCACCCGACTTTCTTTGCCATGAAGCGCAGAAACATCAGATTCGCAAAACCATTGCCCAATGATGTGCTCATTTCCCCCGACATTCTAGTTGCTTGGACAGAGACGGAAAACCCCTTAAAGAAACACTCATTCCGTCCCATCATGACGTCACGCATGGTGTAAATTATATCCTTAGCATGTGGTAAGTGACCAACCATATGCTCATATAATATCATTTCCACTTCCATGGTGGCGGATACGAATTGGGCCTCAAACGAAGTGTAATCTGAGTCGCCATATTCGAAACCGGCCGCAGACAATAGGTCCATGATGTACTGCGGTCTCTTATTTACAGGAACATGTTTTATGAAAGCCGGATATTGATAAACTACGCTCTCAATTTGCTTGATGACTGGACCAATCAGGCATTTGAAAGCATCAGAACGAGAATTTATTGCTCTGGAATGTTTAAAAGTGTCATACGTTTCTCGTTTGATGAAAGACTTGCAACTTGTTACTTTCTTGGGTAATTTCACGCCAAATTTAAGAGGAAACTTAGCGTAAATTTGCCTTAGTTCATCTTTCCGCCATTCGGGGTATGATGTTCCTGAAAGCCATGTCTCGACACTAAGATCAGTATCAGGAGACAAAGGCTTGAAGTGCTTGTTTATAAATTTTCTAGTGTAAGCATAGAGCTCTTGCATTAAAACCGGATCAGGATCAGGCGGTTTGAATGCAAAACGCTTCTTTACTCCACCTATTGAACTTGCCGTGTCGTCTGGGTCGACATGTGGAAAACTGGCATCTGGCACATGACAGCCTGCCGAAACCAGAACTGGGTTGCGTTTTGATTTATTGCTAGGTGCTGTTATCTTAATTTTACATGAAACCTTGACATCAAGAAGGGGTGCAAGGGGAACCTCACCTATGCGATAACCATACGCAAACAACACGAC